TGCCGGCCGCGGTGATGCCGGATTGATAGACGTTGTTCAAGCCGCCGGCCAGCCCATTCAGCCAGGTGCCGTCGACCGCGCCGAAGCCGTTGACCGGCGGGTTGCCAACCACGGCAAAGGCTGCGCTGACGCTTGCGGCGATCAGGGCGCCGGCGAGCATGTTTAGAATCGTCTTGAGCATTTCAGTTCTCCCATTGAGATGAAAAGCGAAATACAACCTTACGGTGTATCCGAGCGATAGTTGTAAGCAGCCCCGCCGTTGTTGATCAGTTCGCGCGGCATCCTCAGCGTGGGGATCTGGGCATTGGCCTTGCGAATGATGTTCTTGCCCTGGGCGGCGAGCCCATTCAGCGAGGAATCGGCCGGCATCTGGAAGCCGACCTTGAAGCGTCGCGCCAGGCACCATTTCAAGGCCGCGCCGTATTCCGGCGGAAAGGCCACGCTGGCCTGTAGATTGGGAAATCGCGGCAGCGTCTGCTTGCAGAGGATATGGAGCTCATAGATCGACTGCTGTGGCACCGGCCACGGCTTCAAGGTGGCGACCGGCCAGCCCGGATCGTAAAACACGGCCGCCGAAAACGTGCCGAGCGTCTTCAGCCGGATCGCGGCATAATCCTCATAGGCGTCGATGACTTCCAGCGGCCAGTCGAACGGCTGGGTGCCGGCATTCGGCGCCGGCATGCCGTTGTTGGAGAGTTGCCTTAAGAATGCATATTCCAGCCGGTCCGGCCGCGGGTTGATATTGAAGTTCTGCCCAGCGCCGACCGTGTAGGACTGCGCGCCGGTGGACGCAAAACCGTAATCCACCAACTGATAGACCATATAGCGCTCATGCTGCCACTGCGCGATCAGGTCATTGGCGAAATCCAGTGCCATGCTGCTTATCGCCGGCTCGACGCTTTCGTCGATACCGACCACGCCGGCGATGATCAGGGCCTGCGTCAGCAGCGCCGAGACGACATACGGTGCCGGCAGCTGCTGGGCGGGGGCATTGGCCATTTACAGGCCGAGCTCGGTCTTGATGCGCGCGTTGCTCCAGCGCTTGTCGATCTTGACGTTGTTGGTCTCCGCCAGTTCGAACAGCGCCTTGCGCTCGAGCGCAGCGTGCGGATCTTCCGGAGCGAGCGTTTCAACCGCAACGCGCGCTTCATTTTCCGATGCCTCGTCAGGCACCGCGGCAACCGGCGCAGCCGGCTGATTCTGCGGCAGCGCCGCCATCACCGCGGCGACCACGGCGGCGATCGCAGTTGCGTCGATGCTGCCCGCACCCTGGGTCTTGGCGGACAGCGACTGCGCGACCACTTCGGCGAGGCGTTGGGTTTCCGACTTTGCCGGCGAGGCCTTGCCGGTCATGTCGATCCGCTTGATGGCGGGCGGCACAGGCGACCACTCCGGACCGAGCGCGATCACTTCGTCCTTGCTTTTGACGAGCTTGGGCTCTTCGCTCTTGTGGTACATCCATGCCGGAAACGGCCGATAGCGGTACGGCTTGAAATACTGCCCGTAGTGCTTGTGCTTCTTGAACGCGGCATAATCGGTGATGTGGGGCGGCTCGACGTCGGGCTGCCATTCTTCATCCTCGCCCTGCGTATTGGCCCAGGCGCCAGGCGACCATTTGTCGACGTGAATGCCTTCGAGCAGCGCTTCGTTGAGTTCTTCGGCCATCGGTTTTCCTTTAAACAATCATTTCGGGGTGATCATGCGCGTCACTCTTGCGCGATAGGCTCCATAGCCTTTGGCGCGGCATACAGTGGAATCTCGCCGCGCGGCGGCAGCCTCATATGATCTTCGACCCATCCGGCACCGAGCTTTTCGGCCTCTTCGGCGCTGGCGACATGCACCCAGACATGGTCGTGACGCTTGTCGTAGAAACTCGGCGGGATCGACGGGTCGGAGTGATGGGTGCGCGAGAACATCATCTTCGGATATTCGAAGCTGTCGGCTTCAATGCCGTGATGGTCGATCGCGTTGGCGACCTGCGCCAGATTGAAATGGGTCGGCTCGACGCCAAGCTCGGCTGCGACCGCTTCGACGAACTTGACATGATGGCGCTCTTCGGCCGGCATCAGCGCGAGATGAAAATCGGGGCGCAGCTTGTCGGCCGCTTCTTTGGGGGTCATGGGGATTTCTCCTGTCCAGATGAAAGAAAAGCGAGGCGCCATTTGACGCCTCGCGAGATGATGTCAGAGGGCGTCGCAGACTTGACTCCCCCATTCTCCCCTCGGCCAGAAAAACCCGAAGAGAACGTCGACACGATCAACCGGCTGGTCGGTGCCGGGCTCGTAACAGACCAGCGACCGCAGCGAACAGCGGTCATAGTCATGCCGCGCCGATTCCACGACGCCCTTGCCGTTCGGCGGCATCCAGAGCGGCGCAATCACAAGCGACACGGCGCTACGTTCGAACGCGATCGACTGACGATAGGTGACGGATGCGTTGGCGAACGGCGTGATCACCGCATTGTTGGCCGGCGCGGCCGTCACCGTCATGTAAGCCTGCGCGGTATAGGGCAGGCCCGCATAAGGCACCTGCGAGGCCGGCGGGATCAGCGCCGGATAGACCGGGATCGAGGTCGCGCCCGCCGGCACGTTTGAGGTGACAGTGAACTGGCGCGGCAGACCGGTGGAGGCGAACGTGTTCCGGTTGACGGCATTGACGCCGGCAATGGTGATGATGTCGCCCTGGTTGAGGGTGCCGACCAGCGCCGTGATCGTGACCGCGGTGCCGGTCTGGTTGGCACCGTTGACGGTCGCAGTCGTCGCCGATCCCGTGGTGTGCTTGATCACGGTCTGGTCGCGGAACATGTCGAAGCCCAAGGCATTCTTCATGTGACCGCTAGTGAACTGATCCGAGATCTTGGTCGCCGGATTGAACTGGCCCGACAGCGATGCCACCAGCTTGGCGTCGGTGTGCGGATCGTTGGCGAGTTTCCATGGCTCGCCCGGAGGCGCCGAATTGTCGTCCAGCAGCGCGCCGGCATTCAATACGGCGGTCTGGTTGATCGCCAGGATGTTGTTGTTGGCGTCGACCACGGCGGCCGCGTTACACACGGCACCTTGCGAGGAGAACATCAAGGTCTGGGCGACGTTGCCGGCGAGCTTCGCCATGCGCGGCATGATGAAGCGCTCGGCATAGTCCTGGATCGAGAGCGTCCGCTCCGCGGTGGTGAAGGCGATATCGACGTGACGCTGGGTCGAAACCGTCAGCACTTCCTGCTGCTCGATGGTGTCCTGCAGCGACAGGCCCGGACCATCGGTCACGGAATAGTCGTTCGGAACACGCACGCGCAGCTGCGCGCCGATCTTGGCGCCTTCTTCGCCGAACCGGTTGTCATAGTCGCGATTGACCGATTTCAGGAAGGTCTGATAGTTCAAAAAAAGCGGCAGAGAATACCGAGTGATCATGCTCGGCGTCAGCAGATTGTTGCCGGCCATCGGGTGTGGCTCCTGGGATGCGGCGCCACCTCTAAGGGCGCACGATGTTTAAGGGGATGCGACGCGAAGCGGTCGCGGTTTCTCCCAGAGCCCGAGTCTGAGAAAGGCGAATTGGCGGGACAGAAAACCCGGTTCTCGATATCCGGTTCGGATCGGTGATCAGCCTAGCGGTTCGCAGTCACCGCAATCGTTTTGGCCTGCGCAAGTGCTCGCATGTGACGCCTGCGATGAGAGGCGGGTTTTTTTAAACCATCACCGCGTCGCCCGAGGCGCGGATATTTTACAGGCGCGTATCCTCCGTTGATCGACGGAGTCGGTGTAGAAAGGTCTAGACGATTTACGCCCGGCGCTTCAGAAGCCCGTCGACGCCCTGTGACTTCGCCCATTTCTCCCATTGGGCGTCGGTCATCTTGTCGTTGCCGTCCGGCGTGGTCGGGTCGACCTCGAGCGCGGGGGCCAGCGGCGAGACGCGAGGGGCTGGCGCCGGCGCTTTGCTGATGGCCGCGGGTTTCGGCTCTGGCGCGGCCGGCTTCGGTTCGGGGGTCTTCAGCGCATCGGCCATTCGGGTCAGCTCCGCAATCCGGCGACGGGAATCCATACCGACCAGGGACGCCGCCTTTTCCTGGTCCTTGGCGAGTTTATCGAAGATCTTGTGGGCGCCGGCCTTGTCGACCGCGAGCACGTCGGCGACGAAGTCGTCATTGGTGGCACCGATCGCGTTCAAGATGCCCAGGCTCTCGCCGAAATCCGCGAATGCGCCTTCACCGGCCGATCGCACAGCCAGCGTGTCTTCATAGAGACGGTCCTTGGCGGCTTGCATCTTGACCGCAGTGGCAAAATCCTGTGTCCCGGGCGCGGCGGCAGGTGCGGCAACCTTTGGTGTTGCTGCGGCGGCAGGATCAGCCTGCATGCGCTCGATGATGGCCGCAAGATCGGCCGCGCGCTGCTCGGCAGCTTCGCGCGCCGATTTCTCCTCGCGCTTTTCCTGCCGCAGTTCGGCAATCGTGCGCTGGAACCACGGCGTCTGGCCGCGATTGCCATGGGCCGGCGCGGGCGCCGGTGCCGGGTCGGGAGTGGCAGCAGGATCGGCAACAATCGGATCAGCGGCAGGCGCAGGCGCAGCCGCCGCGGGATCGGCGACAAGCGCTGGATCGACGGGATCGACGACCGGATCAGCCGCGATCACATCATCCGGCGCGCGGCAAGCGGAATTCAAATAGAGATGACGCAGGATATTCATGAGGTATCCTCTAGTGTCTGGTTGCGGTGGTGCTCAAAAGCCTGGCGAGATGCGAAGGCTCGGCATGGTTGCCATAGGTGGTCGCGATCTGCTTGACCTCGTGGCGGTCGCCGGCGAATTGCTGGCTGTCTTTTGCCAGCTGCACCGGCGTGTGCTGCGAATCGAGCGACAGGATTTCCTGCACCACCAGCGCCTTGTGGATCCGCTCCTTGTCCTTGTCCGGGACGTCGGGACGGGCCAATAGGCCAGCCAGCGCGCGGCGGACATCCTCGGCAAAGTTCTGGTAATGGCTCTCGACATAGCAGGTTTGCGGATCGGCGCCGCAGCGGAAGCCGACCTCGGTCCAGAACGCGCGGAATTTTTCCGAGCGACCGGCGTCGCCCAGCAGGCCCTTGCGGCATTGTTCGAAGAATTCGCCAGCGGCCTCCTTGCACTCGTGATCGAAGAATTTCACGAGCTTGCGGACTTCGCTGCGGGTCAGGTTTTCGCCGTCGACGATCATACTAGCCTCACCCATCCCGACGACATCGACCACGATGGCGGGCGCAATTCGAGCAACCGCTCGGTCGCCGCCACGCGCCTGGCGTTCGCCTCGAGGAATTCCTGGTACAGGTTTGTCAGCGCGCGCTGGCTCTGTTCGATCGAGTCGGCCGCCTCGACAATTCTGGCGCGGTCTGCGGCGCTCAGTCTCGTTTCGGTCGCGATGATGCGGAGTTCGTCGGAAAGATCGGTCATTGACCCGCCCATCCTGAATTGAACGCATTTTGTGCGGTGCCTTGTTCGATCCTGCGAAGGCCAGAGCGGGGCAACACCAATTCGCGATAATCGAAACCGTCGCGGTGAACCGATGCGGACTCATCGAACCACACAGTTTCAATCACACCATCGGGGTAAACATCGGCGACAGTCATGCTCGGACCACCGCTGATCAATCTAACGATCGTTCCCCTCGCAAATTCAGATTTCACTCTGTCAAATTCTTCACTCATTGCACCGGTTCCGGTTCGTTTTGCGCGGCGATATTGGCCGCGTTGGCCTGCTCGATGATGTTGAAGACGTGACCGCGGGTCTGCGAGGCGATCTCGTGCTCGATCTGGGCCTTTTGCTGCGGCGTTACCGCATGTTCGAGGATCGCCTCGATCAAGACCCTCATGCGCTCGCTTTCGGCCTTGAAGGCGTCGATGTCGCGCTTTTCGTCGCGGCCGCGGACCTTGAGCTTTTCATCGGCGAGCTTGGTCATCAACTCGGCATTGAGCTTGATGCCTTCGTTGATCTGGTTCTGCATCTCGGCCAGTTGCGGATTCTGGCCGTCATCGAACAGCCATGGGCTGGTGTGCTTGATCCATTTCTGGATCCGTTCGGCCATCTCCTGGGCGCCGGCGAAGTCGCCGTTCTTTAGCGCCAGATCGCCCATGATCGCGGTCAATTCCTTGTTCGATGCGATGATCTGCGTCATGGCATCCCAGGCCTGCTGGCGCTGGGTGGCATAATTCGGACCAGGATCGGAGAGCACTTCGTATTCGCCGACCAGCGGATTGAAGATGATCTCTTCCGCAGTCTCTGTTTCCTTCTTGATCCGTTTGAAGGCTTCTTTCGCGTCGGGGTCGATGGTGATGATCTTCTTGCTCAGATCCTCCCCCTCGACATGCAGAATACGCTTGGTGTCGTAGAGTTTCGGGTAGATGCCGATCAGCTGCTTTCCGAGATAGCGATACATGTCATACTGGTGCTCGGTGAAATGATAGGTCGCGACATTGCCGGTGCGCTGGCGCGCGTTGATGGTCTTGTCAGATTCCACTCCCCTTGGGTTTTCCTGACCCTGCGACGCCTGCCATTGGCCCGTCACCATCATCGCCCAGCGTTCAGCGTCCTGCATGCCCTGCATGAAGACCGGCGCGATCTGCGGCGGCTCCTGGCGTTCCGGCTTAGCGACTGTCCGACCTTCCTCGCCTTCCTCCTGCACCCAGTCGTCATAACCGAGATAGGCATAGTCCTCGATGTTGGCGTTCGCCCATTCCTTTTCGTTGGTCTCGAACGCGCGAACCGGCCCGATATAGGGCGTCTTGCTTTGCAGCGCGCCGAACTGCACCTGGCCCGAGGCGTTGTAGTTGAGCATCTGCTGCGGCGAAATCTGCGAGCGGGTGTGGCCCTTGCAGTCCATCTTGCCGTCGATGATGGTCTTGATGCCATAGCAGGGGATGATCGGAATATATTGCCCGATCCAGCGGGTTTCGGGCTTGTCGCCGCGCTTGAGGATGCAATCACCCCCGATCAGATACCAGTTCACGGCTTGCGTAATGACGTCGCGGTATTTGCCCTCGATCTCGCCATTGTCGATCTGCTCGATGACCTTGTCGACCAGATCCTTGCCGGAATCCTTCTCCATGTCGGAGCGGTGGCCGCGGAATTCTGAGCCGTCCTCCAGCTTGTACCAGATCAGTTCGTCATTCTGCGCCTCGCGCTCATAGTACATCACGACCAGCACATGCTTGTCGGACAGCCAGAGCAGATCCTCGCCCAGCGTCGAGGAACCAACCTTGTCCTTGAACTTCCGATGCTCGCGGTTGAAGCGATCGCGCGGCACCTTGTCGAAGATGAAGCCGAAGCCGGCATCTGAGCCGTCCGGCTCCTTGGTGTCATAGTCGAGATAGACCGCGCGCGGATCCTTGACGTCCTTGATATAGACGTCCTGATCGAACGACTTGTCGTTAACGAACGCGGTCTCCAGCTGCAGGTAGCCGAACCCCCCATTGATCTGGTGGGTGATGGTGTTGCGATAGGCAATCGTCGCGCACGAGATATTCTCGGTACGGTCGATCAGCGCCTGCATGCCCTCGGCGGCATCCGCGGTCGCCTTGCTGCCCGTCGCCCGGATCCGGATTGAGGCCTTGTTCTGCATCGATTCGTTGATGACGAGGCGATTGTGCGGCTCGACGATATTGATAGTGAGGCACGGTTTGCGCTTGCCGTCGCGGTCGGCGAAAATCTTGTCCGGCCAGCCGTAATGGTTGCGGTCGTCCTGGTGCGCGAACTTGGTGTCCTCGAGGCTGTTCTTGTAGGCCTCATCATACCAGTTCTTGCAGCGCAGGAAGCGCTGCCGCGCGCGATGAATGATCCGCTCATCGCCCGTTAAGGTCGGATCGTCGTCGCCGCCACCATCCGCCATCAGCTTGCCATCCAGCCATGGCCGCTTCTGTCATCGGAAGCCAGAATCGGCGTGCGCGGCAGCGGCTTCTTTTTTTCTTTTTCCGGTTTATAGCCCAACGCGCCAGTCATGAGTGAAGATGCTCCATGGCTGGCCCAATCGTGCAACGGCTCGCGGCTCCAGGTCGCCAACTGCTCGTTCCACTTTTTGCGGTAGTTATCGAGACAGCGGATGCCCTGTTCGCAGTTCTTTTGGTCGATCCAGCAAAGCCCCAGAAATTGCCGCCCGGCGTCGATGGCGTCCCCAATCTCGGCGACGCGCGGGATCAGGGTGAACTTGATGCCGAGGCCCTGCGCGATCTGCATCCGGTTTTTTGCCGGGGCGCCAGGCTGTGCCACCTGCCCCCATTCGGTATTCCCGATATCGTGCGGGCCGTAATGCTTGCCATAGGTCCAGCCGAATTCGGACCGCCGCGCGCTCAACTCGCGCGCATAAAACGAAATCGGCTCATCGGAATCTTCGAAATAGTCTATCAATCGGTGGCGCAGCCCGTCGGTCTGATGAAACCAGATCGAAGTGGTATCGTTGCCGATATCCCAGAAGGTATTGACAAGCCGGCCTTCGTCGTAAGGAACATCTCCGATGCGCCCATCGATCCGCGCCCGATTCATCTGGCGCTTGAAATAGGCGCCGTCCACAGAGGCCTTGAACGCCTCTTCCGGAAACGACGGATATTCCGAAAACATTTTGTCGGGGCCGATCTGGTAACGCTTGGCCGTATACCAGGCGCGCTGAGCGGCATCGAGTTCAATTCCGTATTTGCCTTTCAACTCCAGAAAATACTCGTCCAGATCCTTTGGCACCCGCACCTTCTCCGGATCGATGCGGTAACCCGGATGTTGCCACCACGCGAAGAAGTGCAGCCGGAAATCCAATTCCGATAGCGGGCGACCCTCCTTCTGCAGCGCGTCGGCGCGCTGGATCAATTCATGGAATTCGCCGCCGACGCCTTCGGCCGTGCTCTCAACATCGATGCGATAGCCGGGGTGGACGGTCCCGAAACCACCGGTCTTGATTTCCTTGGCCTTCTCCGGGCGCGTCGCGCTGATCTTGCCATATTCGGAGACATGCAGATGCTGGAATGTGCCGCCGCGATGTGAAATCCCGACTTCGATCTTGGAACCGTTGGCGAATTCCAAGGTCTCGGTATTGGCCTTGAGCAGCGGGACTTGTTTCTTGATCCGCGCCGGCAGGTTCCGATAGGCAAACTTGATTTTCTCCAGCTTCTTCGAAGCATCATCCAGGCTATAGTCGATGATGCCGGCCGCGAAATTCGGAGTGAACAGACACTCGTCCAGCATCTCCAGCACAATGGCCGTCGAGAACCCCAACTGCCGCGCCTTCAGGATGGCATTGAGGCACCAGCGATTGCCCCACCATTGCCGTTGAGCATCATTGCGCACGAAGCGGATGGCTTTGCCGCCTTCGTCGAGGATCCAGTAGAGATTATCGATGCGCCAGTTCTGGTCGCCGAAGGTCACCCGTTCCAGTTCGGGCGCGATCAGATTATCGAGTTCTGCAATCTCCGCGTCCCCCAACGAGGCAATATAGGCCTGCGCCTCGTTGAGGTTCATGCGGTTTTTCCGCCCTCAAATACCCAGGATCGCGCGCAGATTCGGATCGCCGTCGATCGAATTGACGCCGGTGACGACCAGCGAATTGCTGCCGTCGATCGACGCGCTGACGCCCGGAACGCCGTTGAGAACCGCGACGATGTCCGCGCCGCTCATGGAGCGGACATCGATCTGGACCTTGCGCCCGTTGACGATCAGCGGTGCCGGTGGCGGCACCGCAACCGATGGCGCCGCCTGGCTTGATCCGGCCTTGATCGGGGTATGCTGCTGCCCCACGCCCTTGGCGATCGGGAATTGCGAGACGCGATTGCCGATCAGGGTCTGGCCGGACATTTTTTACAGCCCGGTCCAGGCGGTGATGACGCCCGAGCCGCCATTGTCGCCCAGATAGTTCGGGCTGCCGGCGGCAGAGAATGCTGCCGTCGAGGTACACTCAAGCATCACCCTGTTGGCGTCGGGCGCGAACGCCTGCAGCGTCGAGGTGCGGATGGCGGTGCAGTTGGCAAAGGTGCCGCCGGCCGTGGTGGTAGTGGCGGCAAAGCCCGCCGTATAGCCCATGGTCGGGGCCTTATACATGGTCACGGGGAACTGCAGCAACGCCTCGACCAGCGAAGTGGTCGACGAGAAGCCCAGCGCGCGCACCGAGCCGATCGCGCCTTCCGTGATCTTGTAGTAGAACTGCTGCGCATCCAGTAATTCGGCTTCCGCCGGCTGCGTCTCGAACGCCGAGGCAGCCGCGCCCACTTCCAACTGCGCGCCGGTCCAGGCCAGACCATCGGTCGCACCCGCGCCGGTCGCGGTCGGGGTAAAGCAGACGCCGACGCCGACTTCCGTGGCGGTCGACGGGATCGACGCGCTTGTCGCAAACCGGGCAAACGTCGTCGTCAGCGCGACCGAGGTATTGACCGCGGTCGCAATGCCGGTCCATGCCGGGGTAATGGCGGGCGAGGCGGTCCATGACCCGTTGAGGCCTTCATCGGTGCCGGTGCCGCTGATCACCACCAGATTCGCAACGCCGCCATTGTCAGCGGCAAGCCCCGCCAATGCCGCCATGTTGACCGAGAACGTCACGGTCTGGCCGGCCAGCTGGGTCGCGCGCTTCGATGGCACGGCCGACCAGCTGCAAATCGGCTGCGTCAGTGCGCCGGAGGTGCGGAACAGCTTCACCGAGTTGGTGAAGCCGGCGGGAGGTGCCGGCGAAGCCGTTATGATGGCCGAGCGCCCCGCCCCGGAGGTGACATTGGCATCGCAAATCCAGCGGTCGGCGGACAATGCCGCCGTGGTCGGCGCCGAGGTCGTGGCGCAGGTCACCGTCGAGGTGCCGTTGGTATTGGTGATGTTGAGCGCGCCATTGCCTAAGAAATTGCGCGGGGTGCCGCCATAATTGCCGAGCGCGGTGATGGGAATGCGCACGGTCTGCGGATTGCCGTTGGCGCCGATTTGGGTGTCGGCCGCCACCAGCTCCTGGCCGGTGAGGAAGGGAGGACCGGCCGGAATCGTCTGGGCGCAGATCGAGCCGGACGACGCCTGGCCCTGGCCGGTCGCGCCACTGCCACCGCCGGTGCCCGCGGCGTTGAAACCGCCGGCGCCCGACCCCGTCGAGCCGCAGAACGCCGCCGAACCAACGATCGGCAAGGTCGAATAGAGCCCGGCCGCCCAGGCGATCGAGCCGGTGATCAGCAATGCGCCCAGCCCGACGGCTGCGCTGCGATAGCGCTTCAACATTTTCAGTTCTCCTGTGTTGATTGCCGTGTTCCGGCCTATGACGGGGTCAAACGCGGCGCCGTCACGCGCCGATTCCAGTTAGAAAAAGGGTCTGCGGACTATTGACGGTGTGCCCGTCGTTCTTTCATCCGTGTGCTGACACGGTGCCGGGGGCACTACGTGCGGTTATGGCCATCGGTAACGAACTGCAGAAAGGTCTCATCGGCATAGTCGCAAGTCTTTCCCTGCGCCCGCCATTCCGCGAACAGCTTTTCAAGCAGTGCCCATTCTTCAAGAAGATTTTGCTTTTCCCCCGCATCCATCTCGATCTGGAACGGTCCGACGTCGATCGTATATGACCCATCCGGCCTAAATGCCTTCAGCAGGAAGGAATCGACCTGCGGCTTTTTCGTGCTTTTGGTGAGATCGAATACTTTTGCCATTGAGATACCTCGAGATCACTCTGGCAAAGGGTCGCCACCGTTCGACGCGGCGAACTGCTTCATGGCGTCGTCGAGGTCCACGATGGCGTCGATCTCATCCTTCGCCGATTCAACCGCGCGCGTCAGGATCAGCGGGCCCTGTTGTTCCATCTCGGTCATGTGCTTTTCGCCGGTATCGAGCAGGCCGGCGGCGAAATCCTGAAACTTGGCGCGACGCGCCGTCAGCGCGCGGACGCGGGCGGCAAGAGGATTCGGCTTTGCGATCGGCCGCTTCGGCGCCGCGGCCGCAGGATCTGCTACAGGCAGCGGCGATGGCATCGGGAGGACCGCCTCGACTGGCGGCGCCGGGGCCGCAGCCGCGTCCTGGATGATTTCTTTGATTTCGTCGGGCATTTCTACAAACTGCGGTATCCGTTGTAATCCGCCGCTGGTGGCGAAGTTGCGATAGGGACCGACCGGCGCTTCCATGATCTCGCCGACCTTTCTCTCCTTGTGCAGGAAGAACGTCGGTTCCGTGATGCGGAATCTCATGGCCTCTACCGCGCGTTGCAGGTCTCTCGCATATCGGCTGAAGCGGGCTGCGCTGTATCGTTCGAGAGCGGGTTGCAGTGGCAGGGCATCCCGGCCCCGCCGCAATCGCAGGCGTCTTGGCGGTCGCTGGTCCCGGCCCAGGGACGCTGGTCGTGGTTTTCGCAGACCCAGCCACCACCGCCGCAGCGCGGACACGGCATGATACCGGCTAGACTTTCTCGGCCTGGGTCTTTGCGACGAAGGCCGTCAAGGCTCGCGCGCGATCCGCCATGGTGATATTTTCGAATTGCATCGGAGCGCCGCCGGGGCCGGCGTGTTCGTTCTTGCTGGGCGCCTTGAAACCGTGCATGTCGCGGAGTTGTTGCAGCGACTGCAGCGCATTATCGCGCTCGAAGTCGACCAGCATCCCGGTATCCTTGTCGAACTTGAATCCGGAGATGATCGGCGCCAGCGGCGAGGCTTTGACCGCATCCCAGTCGATCACTGGCGTCTTGACGACATGGACCTCGGTCTTGCCGTCTTTCGTGCCGTCGTCGACATGCACGAAGATGCGGCGATCCATCATGGTGGTAAAATCGAAGATGTTCCCGAACGCCGCCAGCGCCAGCCGTTCCTCGACCCGGGCGCGCTTGGCCGCGATCATCTCGTCATCATGGCCGAGCGACCGGAAATAGGCGATCTGCTGCTGCACCGCCTTGTCGGCTTCCCACTTGGTAGCCAGGCCGTTCTCGACCTTGCCGCCGGCGCGGCGGCAGGCTTCCGCCGGCGTCATGCCGAGCGAGCGCTCGAAGGCGTAGGCCTTCTTGGGCGCACTGATCTTGCGGGGAGGTGCCAACGCGAGCGACATCAAAGGGGATTCCAAAAGATTCCGTTTTGACTCAGTTTTGCCTCGAAAGATCGGGCCGCCCGCTTCACCCGAAACAGGCGGCCCAAGTCAGTAGACAGGGAGGAAACGCCCGAGGAGGGCAGCGCCACTCTCATCAACCCCTCCGGGTGGAACCCAGCAAGTCCGATCGCAGCGCCTACCTTATGGGACAGCAAAAAGCCCGACCGCTTTTTGGAAGCGGGCCGGGCTTTGGGAGGGTTTAAGATTTTCGGGGGAACCACGTTGAGGAGCCCGTGTAAACCAACGGGGTGTCGTTCCTCAACTGCTCGGGATTGCGGGGGATTTACATGGCATCCATCCAAAGGTTCGGCGCGTTGGCGCGAGTTGCTACCCTTACAAGCAAAAAGCCCGACCTTTCGGCCGGGCTTCTTGCGACTGTTTCTGCTTTCTCATTGTCCAGCAGGGGCGAAAGGTCTAAGACCAAAACCGCGCCGCACTCCCCTCCGGGTATTGCTGAATCGCTCTAACGGGACAATCTCTGGCGAGATTGTCCGGGGCCGGAAGCCTTGGCTTCCCGTCGCTGCGTTGCCCGCGCCACTGGCGCTACACCGCCTCGACCTCATCCTCGTCCAGTTGGAGTCGGACTTCACCCTGCAAGGCTTGTATGAGAACGGTGATTCTATAACGGCTGTCAAGCCGGTCGATGCGACCTTCCAACAGATCAAACAGGCCGCCACGCATGCGGACCTTCTGACCGATGGCGTATTTGCGCTGGCTTGGGCTGCGGTTACACTTTTCCTCGTATTTGCGGACCTCCGTCATGGTCTTGGGCGAGATGCGCAGGCATTCGCCGGCATATTTGACAAAGCCGCCGATGCCGTCGGCGGCCTTCTTGAGCCGCAGGATATCCGCGTCGAAATCGGGGATGAACATCGCGCCGGGGAAAATCGGGACCGTGCGGGTGACCTTGCGGTTCCAGACGCTGCGGATGGTTTTGCTTTCCTTCGGCACATAGGCCGAGATGCCGCGCTCATGGAGCTGGCGCTCGGCCTTGAGGTCGTAGTTTGGATGCAGGCGGAGCAAATACCATAATTTCGGGATCGGAACGGAGACGGCAGGCTGTTCCACGAACTCAATAAAGTCCCCGATGTTCAAAAGTGCCTGCATTTGCGAAGGTCTCCCCGTTCACTTGAAATCTTCCGCCATGTCCTGTTCGCTCATCAGGGCAGGCTCCGGCGGGCCGGTGGTGTCCGCCGATGGCGCGCCTTCCGGCTTGGGCGGCAGCGGCGGTGGCCATTCGGTTGATGTGGTCCAGCCGCCGCCTTGCGCGGCCCGGGTTTCCATGAATTTGATCGATTGCCCGGTCGCGGCGAGATAATCGCGCCAGCGGTACCACTGTGGCGAATAGGGCTTTGCGAAACTCATGGTTCCGCGCTTAGGTGTTGCCGCGAAACGCTCGAACCGGGCTTCCCGGATGTAGGTCGTGAGGTCGCAGACCTTGCGCGAACTGAGCCGGCAGTCGTCGAGATAGCGCTGGCCAAGGTCGAAGGCCTGCTGACGGGCTATCCGCGTCAAATGCTGCCAGGCCTGTTCCGCTGCAACGCGGCTGAGGACGTGATCGGGAGGCCACAGTTTCACGAGGTCGGTGAACGTCGAGGGGGCTTTCTGCCCTGTTTCGAGCGAATTTTCAGCGCGCCCCGTTTGTGGGAGTCTGTTTTCTTCAGAATCTGTTTTCGTAGAGTCTATATAAGGACCATGATACGCCTTATCCGCACCATGGGTAACCCGTACTCCGGTTGAACCGTCATCCGGTAAAGGCGTATCATGGTTGGCAGCGGTCGCTTCCGGCGCGTTCGGCGCGGCGTCTTCCTCGGTGTCGGTTTCCTGGTCGAGCACGGCATCGGAGACTTCCTCGCCGGGCTCGTCGGTGATGATCCAGCGAACCCCTAAGAAAGTGCCGTCCTCGCCGTGGATCCGTTCCACCTGGGCCCAGCCGCATTTGCGAAGCGAGCGGAAGATGCGGGCGGCCTTGTCGCGGCCGATGTTCCAGAACCGGGCGCAGTTGGCGCGGGAGACTTCCCAGTCGTCGGGCAGCGATAGCAGATAGTGCAGCATTCCGTGCTCGTCGAGCGACAGCCGCCGGTCGCGCACCAGCGCGTTTTCCAGCGTGACGAAGGATTTGGTGTGGCGGCGGCGGATGATCATTTACGGCGCACCCACCATGAATTTCGCGAGGATCTACCCCGCGAATAGTATCTGGCCGCGTCGGGATAATTGTGAACGAACAGTTCCCGTGCGGCTTCGTCCGAATAGACGCAAAGCCAGTCGCGAAAATCGGGAGGTTCCTCGCAGGCGAACGCAAACAAGAAATCGCGCGACTTTAGAGCCTTCACGAAGCGGAATTCCTGGACGCTCAGGGATCCTTTCGCGGCATTGCAGGAATAGCAGGAGCATAGGCGATTTGCGTAGCCGTCCTTCCCACCGCGTGTTTTAGGATATCCGTGATCAGCGACCATCGCGTCATTGCCCCGGACCAGCAACCAATCGCGGTATGGCTCATGCTCCGCATCGAATCGAACGTGAATGCCACAGTAAAAACAGCGGCCATCCGTCCACGCAAAAAGCACCTGCCTGAAGATGACCGATAGTCCGCCTTTAGAACCATTACTCATGCATTCACCTCTATCGGCTCGCAAACCGGCGTCCCCGTCCCCTCGATCCGCTCCAGGGAGCGCCAGAACTCGGTCCAGTGAATCTCCCGCCCGCCCTGCCATTCGTGGCGGCCGACCTTGACGATGCCGCAGTTGTTCAGGCATTCGCGTTCGGTCTTGTGGGGGGAGATTGTTTGCTTGTCGCCCCAGCGGTGTTTCTTGGTCATGTGGCAGTGGCTTTCGAAGATAAGGTTTTGGAGAACCACGTTGAGGATTCCGGGCAAGGCAACGGGGAGGATTTCCTCAACTGCTTTCGTGAGGGTCATTCGGCGGCCCTCGCGAACAGCGGCGTCAGGCTGCCGGCGTGCTCGTAATCGAGCGCGGCCGCGCAAGCTGGATTGATCCACAACACCTCGGTGCGCGGGCGTGCGCCGTCGGCCAGCGCAGCGAATTCGATCCGCCGCCAGTCGTGCAGGGCTTCGTCGTAAAGCGGATGGGCGTAGCCCGATAGGACCACCATGCCGGTCAGCGCGCGGAGCGTTTCCAGAAGCTTCGCATGCCCCCCCCGGTCGAGCTCGTGGCGATAGGCCGATTTGCCGCTCTTGAACATCGAGCGGGTGTCGTGGACGTAGGGCGGATCGACGTAATGCAGCGACGTCAATGCGTCGTGGCGTTTCAACACGATCAGGGCGTCACGATGCTCGATGACGACGCCGCGCATTCGCTCGATGATCGCGCTGTAGGCATCGGGCAGGTTCTGCCAGTCTTGCGCCGGCGTGGTGCCGGAGCGGTTCGAGTTGGAACGGAAGCCAGTCGATTGATGGCCGCGCTGTGTCGCAGAATGGGCATTGGACCCGAACCCCATGAACGAGCGGATCACCAGACGCCGCGCGCGTTCGACCGAGTCGTCGGATGGATCATAGGCGATCTCGAATTCGCGCCTGGCGAACGGTGTCAGCCGCAGCAGTTCGACCAAGCGGGAGGCCTGCGCCGGATCCTGCAGCACCCGGAACAGCCCGACGATATCGTCATCGAGGTCGTTGAAGATCTCCGCATGCGCGCGCGGCTTATGCAGCAGCACGCCGGCGCCGCCGCCGAAGGCCTCGGTGTAAAGCCGGTGCGCCGGCAGATAGGGAATGATCTGCCGCGACATCAGGAATTTGCCGCCATGCCAGCGGACCGGCGGGCGCGTGATCGCGCTCATGCTGCTAGACTTCCAAATGAGGAAAGACTGACTGTTGGGTGACGCGGGATCATCAACGTGGTTCTCCAGAATCTTCCCTCACCACGGCCACCCCGCTTCCCGATCGCACGGTGGCGCGATCCCGGTTGTGACCTGCGGCCCGTCGGCGCTGCGCCGCCAGGCGCGCGGCTCGCCGATCCCCAAGACGGTGATCTTGATCGCGCCGCAGTTTAAGCAGGTGCGCTCGATCTGCTCGAAGCCGGAAGGCGACAGGTCGCGCGCGACGCGGATGTCAGGCCCGAACACATGGCGCAGCGGCGGCCGGGATACCGGTGCGGGCAACTGCGCGACCTCGCCAGTTGGGGTCTCTCCGTTCATCGCGATCGGCCACCAGAGGAAGCACCACCACATTTCATCGGCTCCGTTGGCAGTGTGACGGGCTTTGGCAGATACCAGTTGCGATAACCCGGCTGCTCGACGATGCCGGCGCGGCGCTTGTCGAGCGCGGACCGCCCCGGCAACGGGTCGCCGAGCAGTCCTGCTGTCACGCCTTGCTCGCCGATCCGGGCGCGCAGCTCGGCATCCATCAGGAATTTCGCGGTCGAGGTCGGGCGCTGATAGGGTGCGTCGGTGACCAACACCTTGAGCGGCATGGCCTTGTCTTTCGGAACCAGGCTTGGCGCGCGGGCAACAGAGGCGCGGACGATCTGCGCCCGCAAGGCCTGCTCCTGCAAGCGGCGCTTCTGGGCTCGGCTGCGGGAAAGCATCTGCTGGCAGGAGTTGATCGGGTGGCCGACGGCTTTTGATATCGTCGGCCATTTGCGGCCCGCGGCGTGCATCTCTTCCATGAGGGTGAGTTGCGGCGCGGTCCATTTGTTTCCGTTGTGGCCTGCCATCTATGCCTTCTCCCCCAGCACTTCCCTCAAAACCCGTTCCACAAAATCGAGCGCATCGTTCCAGCCGCGCGGATGGGCGTTCTGCTCGGCGCGTGTGACCGGCTGACGGTTTTGGGCGAGTTTTTCGCGGAGGGATTTGAGTTGATCGGGGGTCATGTGATGCGGGCTCGTTTTGAGATGGGGACAACTGCCGGCGGCGTGGGCTGCGGCACCTGTCAGGTTATTGTTGAGTTTTTGCTCGGCATCACGGCGGCGCTGATCCCGGCGCGGGTGCCTTCGGATCGGAGCGCAATCGCTTGGCCGCCGCCGCCTCTTCGGCGCGATCGGCTGCGCTCTTGACGTGCGATTTGCGGATGCCGTCGACGTCTTCGGTCGGGAAACGCCCGGTATCGTCGAAGTCGTCGCGCGACATCGGCTTAATGGTCGGCGCGGGCTCGTCGACTTCTTCGGCAACGGCTTTGCCTTCGGCATCGCGGAACACGCGCACCGGCAGCCCGCCGAGCTTCAGCACGATCTCGCCATGCGGCGGGCAGATGCTCTTTAAGAATTCCACGGCCTCTTCGCGTGCGGCAAGATCGACCGCGAATTTGCCGAGTGCCACGAACAGCGGCGGTTCTTCGGCCATGCCGATGGCGTGCATGTAGGTATCGAGCAGTGCCTCCTGCTCCTGCCGTTTGGAGACATCGAGTTTCCGCAGCGTCAGAATCGCGCGGATGGTCTTGACGTCGAAGCCTTGCGCCTTGCCGCGCTGAAAGATTTCCTTCTCCTGTTCGGAGAGTTGCTTCTTGCGGTCGCGCACGCCCTCGATCTCTTCGATCAGGCCGCGCAGTTCCTTGCCGCTTTTGGTGCCCTTGCCGATGCTCATGACGAAACAACCTCCCCTGATCCCTGACCGATAGGTGCTGCTTCAATTTCAGTGGTTCGGTGATCCATATCCTTCCCTCCCCTTCACTTGTCGTGGCTTGCGCCATTCAAATTCAAAACAAGGATCAGTGCCCAGAAACCATATCCCCCGCCGCCGAATGCGTAGACGCCGACAATGATCGCGGCGATGACAATGAGCGTCACGATATTTTCGGTCACCGCCCACGCAAGGGGACTCATGTTGAGGCATCCCCCACTGATCCCTGACCGCTCGCTGCCGACGCGCCCTCGCTAGTGCGGTGATCCATATCCTTCCCTCCCCTTCACTTGTCTCGCTTCTTCGATGCCACGCCGATCTCGTAACCCTCTCGCGTCAAGGCCTCGATCACCGCTGCCACCACCAGGCTGTTCGGGGTGATTTCGCGCTTCCAGAACTCGAACTGCATGGCGTAGTTGAGCGCGCAGGCGATGGTCTCGTCGGGATCGAGCAACGGGCCGGAGCGGGGCTTGCGGGTTTGCAGCGGCATGCGGTCGATCGAGACGGGGAGATGCTTCACACTCATTTTCTGCGCACCGGGCCAAGTTCCCGCGACAGCATCATGCTTGCCGCTTCGTCGATCGGGACGTTCCACGCACTTGCAAGCTTGCCTAAGCGCCAATAGTCGCGCCGCGTCAGCTTCACCACGACGGCTTTCGCTTCGTCGTCACGTTCGATCCGAACGATGGGTAGGATCAGGATTTCAGCGCTCATGGCTCACCTTCCAAACCAACGGCGTCCGCGCCACCGAGGGGGGCGCCAGGGGGCGCGGACGCAAGCCGGCACGGGATGCCCTCCGGCGCGCCGGGTTCGTGGATAGGAAGATGCTGCGGACCATGACCGGCGGCGTGCTGGGCGGCAGCCGACTGGTGATCAGAGAGAATGCCGGGCTTCGCAATGGCCCCGGCAAGCATCGGCATCAAATCCCACATGATGCAGGCTTGCTCCATGCTTATTTCTCCGAGCGATTCTTCCCCGATCGTGAGGAACGTCCCGGCCTTCGACATGGAAATGCTCATAGGCTTGCCGATCCCAGCCTTCACCCTGTAGAGCATCTCATCGTTAGTCATCGGCACTGCGGGGTGACCGCTCGGTGCCGACGCGGATTCGTGATCCAGAATCTTCGTCACGTCGGCACCCCGCAGCGCCCGCAGCCGTGGATCCACTCGCCCGCGATCTTGCGCACCTTCCAGCCCTCACGCCTCATCTTCTCTCGGGCTTCCTCGAAGTCTTTCGTCTCGGTATCGAGCACGGCATCGCACGAGTCGCACTCGACGATGAGGATGCCGCCTTTTTGCCGGTCGATCATGATCTAACGCCGGTGTTGTTTTGCGGGATGTAGGAATCCGACATTCCCGCGCTGTCCGCCAAGGCCGTCGGATTCGATTTTCTGCTGGCGCATTTCGTTGAGACGGTCGAAGACGGAATCTTCCGTTTGATCGAAACATTTGATGGCGATGATGACTTCGCGCAAATGCGCGATGCTGTAATCATCGGTGCGGCGGACCCAGCGTTCCAGCGTCTCGGTATCGAGCGACGGTTCTTTTGCCTTGAAGTAGACGCGCCGCGCGTCCGCCGATGGCATGCCGACGCGCATGATGGTGTCAAAGCGCGATGGGCGGTCGACGAATCGCCGGTCGAGATATTCCGGGTAGTTCGTGGTCGCGACATGCACCACGTTGGAAATCTGCGTCTCGCCATCGAGCAGCGCCAGGAAGCCGTGATCGCCGTGCTGGCCCACGAGTGCATCCAGATCTTCCATGATCGTGATCATGGGCCGCTCCGGCTCGATCCGCCGCAACAGTCCGATGCAGGCTGTGGCAAGTCCGGGATGCTCGATGAAAACCACGATGCCGCGATGCAGCCGCACCAGCTCTTGCGTCATCTGCCAGATCGCCGAAGTCTTGCCGCTGCCGGGCGGTCCCCACATCAATAGCCCGCGCTTGAAGGTGAAGCCGCGCTTGGAAAAATTCTCCCGCAACGTCCAGAATTTCTTGAATTCGGCGAGCAGCGTCTCGACCGCGCTGTCGGGCAGCGTCAACAGGCTGTCGATCTCGATCGGCATCTTTTCGAGATAAGGCCCCTGATTGGATGATCGGCAGCGATAGGCGCCCGGCGGCAATTCGTTGACGACTTCGGCAACGGGAAAATAAGCATCTCCGCTTTGTGCCCAGCATCGCGCGCTGGCGGCAATCTGTGCCCAATTGCTATCAGGTGCAGAAGCCTCGATCGCCGGCTGCATGCCGCTGCGCTCCGAAACTCGCGTTCCAACCAAATTTGCAAAATCGCTCATGCTAAAGCATCCTCAACTGCGGGGTGACCGATGATCGCCAACGCGAACTGGCTGGCGCGGTGAAACAAACCTTATTTCATCTTCACCCAAACCTCCGCCGCAAAATCTTCTCCACCGGCGAGCGTTCCTTGAACCTCACCACGCACTTGTGAACGACTACCCCCGAAAGCAGAAACCCCAGCGCCAGCAGCCAGAGAGCGAACAGCGGCATCGACTGCTCGATCAGAGAGTCGAGGCCGTCGATGTTGTCGGGGAACAGGGAGAGCGCGAGCGAGAGCATGGCTCAGAAATCCCCTTCGGCGACTTGCGCGCAGGGAATGCCCGCATCGCGCCATGCCTTGACCACGCGGTTGCGATCATCGAATGCCATGAGCGGTTCGAAGCCGTCGGCGCGGACTTGCGCCAACAGCTCGATCTTGAGCAAGTCATCGTTTTTGTGATCGCCCTGCTTGCGCATGTAGAGCGCGTCGCAGGGGAAGCCATGGGTATCGAGCCAGTCGATCGTTTGCTGGCGGACCATATCCGAGCGCCCGGAGACGTAGACGATCTGGGCAAACTCGCTCAACCCGGTGACGACCGCGCGCATGTGTTCGATCGGGATATCCGCGCCACAGGCGAGGAAATAATCGTCCCAGGCCTTCGGTTCCTTTTGGATGTGATGCAGCCGGTGGTCGCCGTTGGCGACCGTGCCGTCGATGTCGATCAGAAAACACTTCATGCCGTCGCTCCCAACCTCGCCTTGTGCTTCTCGACGACCTTGAGAAGTTTTTGCTCGACGTGCTGATCGAGCTTGATTCCCTCGATGCTGAAGCACTTGGCGAGCAATTCGAGATAGACCCGGATGTCGGCGATTTCCTCGCGGCATTCGTCGGTCAGATCGGCCCCGTCGCGCCAGCGTTTCTTGATCATGTTGCAGAGCTCGCCGACTTCGCCAGCCAGCGCGAGCGCCAGAAATCGCTCGTCCGTGTTCGAGTAGGCGGGAAAAAGATGGGCCGTCATTTTCTCGTGCAGCGCGTAGATATCGGTCATTTGGTTTGCTCTCTCATGTGAAAATCCACTTCACCAGCGCGACGAACTTCAGTACTTCGAGCGCCACGCCGAACACGACGGCCGCGATCGATGTTGCAATCACGGCGATGATGATGGCGCCGGTGTGATCCTTTTCGCGCGGTTGCTGCCTCATGCCGCCTCTTCCCCCTCTGCCATGCCGGGCGATGGCTGTTTTGCAACCGGCGCCTCAAGGCCCCATGCTTCCCAGCCAGGCCGCGCGCGGCGCGCGTTCAATTCGATCTTCGGCAGCGTCGGGAAATAGCTTTCGATCATGGTGTAGACCGCATCCGGCTTTTCCGAATGCGCCCCGACCGGTGCCTCGAACATGCTGGTCAGTTGCGTGCCCATCGCTGGCGCCGGGATATTTCCCCGGGTGCCGACCAGCAGCAGCTCGTGCATGTTCCGGAACCAATAGCCGGTGCCAATGCGGTCCTTTTTCCAGATGCAGTGCGACTTGTAGGCAAACCCCCAGGCGGCCATGACGCGCAACGCATCGGGCAGCATCGGAACGGTCGCCCACAAAAACAGCGCGCAATCGTCGGCGGCGATATCCCATACCGGCCGCGCGCAGATCGCGTCTGTCTCCGACGTCGGATAGTGGTTGTCGGCTGAGCGATCCATCCCGGTGTCGCGGCTATAGGGTTGGAAGCGCCATTCCGGATCGGCGAGGATGACGCCGTATTTCTTGTCCGGCAGCGCAAGCTGGATGCCCCCCAGAATCCTCTCGCGGGTTTCGCGCGCCGTCTTTTTTTCGGCCTCTGATCCGATCCGCAGCAGATCCATGGTGACGCGGGCTTCGCCTTCGGATACTTCCGCGCGCCAGGCACCGATCCGCGATTCGAATTCCGCTGCCGGAACCGCCGCCATCTTCTGCGCGTGCGAGGAAAGTTTCTTGTCGATGCCGGCATCGGCCAGCGTCGGCCGTTCGTCCCGTGGTTCGGTTTCGGTACCACGGCGAAGCGCGCCGCGATTTAATCCGACGCTCTCTTTCTGAGCGACGATCATCTGCCCCAGCCGCCGCTCGGCATGGAACCTGATCTCCGCAGCATCGACCTCAAGTGAGCGGTCGGCGGCGCGGCGGGCGTATTCCTTCATCGCCACCGCTTTGTCGAGAATCGCTTTCACGTCATCGACGGCCTTGGCTTCCGCCAGCATGATCCGGGCCTGGTCGTAGGGGACGAGCGCCGTCATGCCGCGATCCTCGCTTCCGGCGCGTCGATATTGGCCTTGATGACGCGGAAGGTGATGGCGACGACGAAGGGGTTTTCCGCCCATGACTTGTCGCCGTGAAGCGAGGACCACAAGAGATAGAACAACCGGCGCGCGACCGGGCCATAGTTGGTTTCCTCGGCAGCCTCAGTGCCACGCAAAAATGCTAGCCCGGCTTCTTTTCTCGACCAGCCGTCTCGCCAGGTCGAGACGCCTTCCGCCTTGGCATCCGCGTCGCTGATATCCCGTAGTCGCTCGATCTTGACGCCGGTCACGATCAGCGTGAGACGGGAGGCCCAGCGCGGCATGTGGATCGGCGACCGCCAGGCATGCGTTTCGTTTTCGGCTTCGCAATCCGCAGCCCATACAGACCAAGCATTGCTGCCAGCCGGGAATTTTTCGTATTCGACTGGATAGCTCTCATCGACAAGATAGCGGCGGCCGGTGTCCGCGCGCGTCAGAAGCACGGGGCCATTGTCGCTATTGGCCGGACACCATGTCTCGCGAACCCATAATCTATCGCCGACAGCGTAGGGGATGCGAGCGTGCCAATGCGTTCTCGTCGCGGGCGCCTGGTGATCGAATGCTTTTGCGGACCAAGTCCATAGATTGCTGTCTATGTTTCTGAAGCCGGCGGCCTCGAGCAATGCGCGCGCGGCGCCGTCGCCTGTCAACGTGTAGGCCGAGGACTCCGGCGTTGCCCCAATACGAAGACGATTTAGCATGCGCCGCGTCATGGTCTTGCGGCCTTCCAGCAGCGCACGGACCATCGGAGCGGAAAAGATGATCGGGATATCCTTGCCGAAAGTGCCGGGGTGACCGCTCGGTGCCAAGGCAACGGCAGCGGCGCCTTGATTCACATCCTTCATCGCCGCGCCCTCCGCATCCCGTTCACCCAGACGGCAATGAACGCCGGCCACGCCACGATGACGGTAAGCGAAGCCAGCACGATTGCGATTTGCGCATTCCGCACTGACGACGAGCGCCCACTTTCGACGCGCTCGAGGAACGTGCTGCGGATCACCCCGGTCCGCTCCAGGAAGCACCACACCAGCGATCCGGCGGCGAGCCAGCAAAGCGAAACGGTGACGAGGTCGTGCATGCGGGGTTTCTTTCACTCTTTAAGCGTCAGGCAACAGAACAGCGCTCTGCAAAACGGGATGCAGACGCGGGATAAGCTTTTGGATTTCGGGTTACGCGGTGATGCTTACGTTACAAGTCGCACGACGCTTTGAAGCGCCTTAGTGGTTATTGGACAACTGCCGGATTGATTTGCTGCGGCACCTGTCTGGTGTTCGATCAGTCTTTGCTCAACTACACGAGGCCAACCGCTCCAATTTGAGTCCGAGGGCCTTGGCGATCTTGACGACGTTGCGCCAACTTGGATTCTTGATGTGTCCCGTCTCGATCTGCGAAAGAAGGGCGTTGCTGATGCCGGTCTGCTTTTCGAGTTCGCGAAGGGTTAAGCCTTTGCATTCTCGCGCGACTAGGATCAGCTCGCCCAGCCTCATGCTGCCGCTTCCTCGCGTTTGACTGTTCCGATTTCGATTGGCGGCTTGCCGCTCGACAGCAAATCCTTTTCGCGCGCGAGATATGGCTTCTTGTCGCCCTCGTTGACCAGGATATACGTCACGCCGCGCGCACCGACTTGCGCCAGCGCCGGTCGCGGTTCACCGACAAGATCGGCGAGCGCCCAATCGGGCGAGAAACCCGGCGGGATCGCAACAGCGACAATAGCTTCACGCGGGAAAGTCCGCAGCGCCTTGGTGTTGCGCACCTTCACGATATCGCCGCGCTTGAAGATTGCGGAGTCGCACGGAGGCGTCTCGCCGTGGCCCGCATGCATCACCATGAGGATCGGATTGCTCACGCGCTCGCCCTCCCCGCCGAAGCTTCCCCACTGCCGCCTGACCGATGACTGCCGATCGGCATGCAGTGGCGCGGTGAAACAAAAGAAAACGCCCCACTGTCGCAGGGGCCGCGCCCGGTTAATGCAGATTGAAGGACGAGGGAGTCCCCATTATTGAGCGGCCTGCACTCCTCCCAAGTCCATCCATCGTGCATTGGACTTGGATAGCTCACGACCTTTATCTCCGCCGCTGCAGCAGCTCGGAAGTCACACGAGAGCTTTAACCTTGAATCTTCACCCGATGATCTCGGCATAGACCGCAAGCGCGGCCCGCGCGTTCGGCTTGCGCTTGCCTTCGATGATAAGGTTGGCGTGGCGCTCGGTGCAGTGGACCCGTTCGGAAAGCCATCGCGCCGGCTTGATGCCGCGCGCGCAAACCACCACGCATTCACCGAACAAAGAGATAGGGAACTTTTGTTCCCTAACAGGCTTTGACCGCCGACGCGGTCGCTGGCTGATTCGCGCCATGATGCAACACCCCCACTCCACACCACACGAACTTGTGATCTCCCCGCAACTGTCCGCAGCAGTGCGAAATGCCGCGCTCTACCTAGGCGGGATATGCAAAAACGCCGTAAATAACCCGCTGCATTGCCGCAACGATTCCGATTGTGTCGGGAGAGCGACAAGCGCAGGATGGTATTTCCACCACCTGCTGGGGAAAGACCATGGGGACGATCGTTCGCTTCCCTGCGC